GATTTTTTTGTGTTCTATTCTTTCAACCCGCCGAAATCTGCCAGGAGCTGGGTGAATCAGTACGTTTTAATCGAGCGCCCTGACACGTTGGTGCATCATTCGACCTACCTTGGCGTACCTGCCGCCTGGCTGGGCGAGCAGTTTATCATTGAGGCAGAACACCTAAAACAGGTAAAGCCGGAAGCATACCGGCATGAATATCTCGGAGAAGTGACCGGAACAGGCGGAGAAATTTTCGACAATGTGACAATCCGAAAGATCACAGACGAAGAAATGAATCATTTTGACAACCTGCGGCGGGGGATTGACTGGGGCTATGCTGCGGATCCATTCGCGTATAACGCCTGCCATTATGACAAAACGCGCCGCCGCCTGTATTTATATTTTGAGATTCACAAAGTAAGATTGCCCAACCGGCAGGCTGCGGAGATGGTCGCAAAAGAGGCGGGAAATGGTCGTATCACCTGCGACAGTGCAGAGCCAAAAAGTATTGACGAAGTAAAAAGCTACGGCCTGCGCGTGGTTGGCGCGAAAAAAGGGCCTGATTCTGTGGAATACGGAATCAAATGGCTGCAGGACTTAGAGGAAATTATCATTGATCCGGAACGATGCCCGGAAACGGCGCGGGAATTTGGGTCGTATGAACTTGACCGAGACAGGGAGGGGAATTTCAAGGCGGGATTTCCTGACCACGATAATCACCATATCGACGCAGTTCGCTATGCCTGCGAGGGAGATATGCGCCGCCCGTCTATTGCGGCATTAAAGTAATGCAAAACGGAGGGAAATCCAATGACCTTGCAAGAAGAAATCATGATGATTCTAAACGACCCGGAAAAGGTACCCATGTCGCTGGCGCAGATTGTGACCGAGGAAATCAGCGAGTTTAAGGCGTCCCCAGAATATCAGATCATGGTTGACGCGGAATGGTATTACCGGAACCGGTCGGACGTGCAGAAAAAGCAGACCGATCTGAAAAACCGGTCCAATACCAAGATCGAACATCCGGTATTGCGGAAGCTGGTCAAGCAAAAGGCTGACTATTTGCTTTCCAAGCCCTTTTCCGTTGTAACCGAGGATATCAGATACGGCGAAGCACTGGGAAAGGTTTTTGACAATACTTTCCGAAAAAAGATCAAAAGCTTGGGAATTGGCGCGGTAAAGTCCGGCATTGCATATATTCAGCCGTATTTTGACGACGGAAAAATGAAATTTATGCGAATGCCATCGACGGAGATCGTCCCCCTTTGGAAAGACGCGGAACGGTCGGAAATGGACGCCTTTATCCGGTTTTATGACCAGATCATCTATGAGGGAACCCGCAAAACCACGATCACCCGCGCAGAGTTTTGGTTTTCCGGCGGGGTCAAGTACTTTGTCAAAGACAATCGGAGCGCCCCGGCGTTTGCGGTTGACCGAAGCCACGGAACCGAAGCGAACGACTGGACCGAGCCGCATTTCATGATTGGGGATAAGGCTTACAACTTCGAAAAGCCGCCGATCGCATGGCTTCGGTATAACGATGAAGAGCTGCCGCTCTTCTATTTTCTCAAAGAACTGATCGACGATATGAACTGGCAGACATCGGTCACCGCCGACGTGCTGCGGGATGTCGCAAAGTTTATCTATGTGCTGCGCAACTACGGCGGGCAGGATTTGGAAGAGTTTGTCCGCGATCTGCGGGAAGCCCTGGCAATCAAAGTTGACGGGGACGGCGGGGTTGACAAGCTGGCCGCTGATCTCAACATCGACGCTGTGATGGCTTTCCTGGACAAAAACAGACGGGACCTGTACGACTACGGAAACGGAGTGGACACCAAGGACCCAGATCTGGGCAACGCCAGCGGGACGGCCATCAATTTCCGCTATATGGACCTGGACAACGACTGCGCGTCGCTGGCGTCGGAGCTGCAAGGCACTTTCCAGACATTAAAGCTTTTCATTGACGCCTATTTGCAGGCCACCGGCCAGGGGGATTTCACCGAATCGGAGTTTTCGATCCAGTTCAATTCTGATCTGCCGGTCAATGAGACGGACATCATCAACAACGTGCGTAATTCTGACGGCATTATCTCCAAACGGACCATGCTGGAAAATCATCCTTGGGTGGAGGATGTGGATGAAGAACTGGAAGCCATCAAAAAAGAAAAAGAGGAAGCCCTTGCCGAGTTTGGCGAGGGTCTTTTTCATGACTCGATGGGCGGCGGGGCAGATGGAAACCAGCCGCAGGACGGCGGTGTAACGGATGGCGAAGAAAAGTAAATCCTATTGGGTTAAGCGGGCAGAAGCGCTGGAAAACCGGGCAAACGACAAAGGCGAAGCGCTGGCGAAGAAATTCAAGCGGGAATATGAGCGGGCTGCAAAAGAAATCCGGTCGAAAATCGACGCCTTTTATGGACGGTATGCCACCGAGCAGGGCCTTTCCTATGCCGAGGCCGTCAAAAGATTAAACAGCAAAGAGGCCAGGGAGTGGAAAAAGACCCTGGGCGAGTATGTGGACGAGATCAACGCCATGCCAAAGGGAAAGGCAAAGGACAAACTGATCGCGGAGCTGGACGCCCGTTCCTATGCATCCCAGCAGGACCGGCTTTCCTCCCTGAACGCACAGATCGAAATGGAGCTTGACCGCCTTTTTGCCAGCGGCGAGCAGCAGATGACCGCAACCATGACCGACGTTTTCGAAGACGGCTATTACCGGAAAATGTTTGACCTACAGCAGCGAGCGGGGGTTATTTCCCCGTTTTCCCGGCTTTCCACCGATATGATTGAGGAGGTATTGACCTATCCTTGGAGTGGTTCGGACTTTTCTACCAGGCTATGGAACAACAAGCGGGCGCTGCTTTTCAACACCCGCGCAACGATCACGCAGGGGCTGATACAAGGGCAGAGCGTGGCGAGGATGTCCAAAAGCCTTGCCGACGCAATGGGGAAAAGCTACCACCAGGCGGAAACGCTGATCCGCACCGAAACCAACCATTTCCATGCAGAAGCGGACGCCCGGGCCTATGACGCGGCAGGGGTGGAGGAATACGAGTTTGTGGCGACTTTGGACAGCCGCACAAGCGAAGCCTGCGCCAGCCTGGACGGGAAGCATTTCCCGATCAAGGAAGCAAAAACCGGGGTCAATTACCCTCCCATGCACCCTCGTTGCAGATCGACCACGGTCGAATACGACCCGGAAGACGCGGCAGACTGGGCGGCCAGCGGACAACCCATGCCGGAGAATATGACCTATGAGGAATGGCAAAAAGAGCAGGAAGTTATCGGAAAAGGCAGCGGAAAGGCCGGAGATACAGACGGCGAATCTAAGATAGAAAGAGTTTGGGATGTTGACTTCTCAGATGAAAAAGAAATCAGCAAGATACAAGACGAATTCTTTAAGACCCATGCGTATTCCGATAAAGAGTATGCGGTTATTGTTTCTCCGGAGAATAAGGCGTATTATATATCTGGTGGTAAATCTTCCGTAAATACCGATTTGGTAGGAGAAGAATCTTTAAAAGGGTGTATCTCAATTCATAACCATCCTGTACCAGATGGGGATACTTTTTATGACTCATTTAGTAAACAAGATTTTGTTTCGTCTGCAAGATATAACAGTAGCTTAGAAGTTTTGATATCTGGTGAGAGAAAGCAAGCATATCGTTTACTTCGAGAAATGAGCGAGGAAGAGGCTGAAACTATATACAATAAGGCGCTTTTCTCAATGCTATCTAAAGCTTTTGACAGCGGACGGGAAATAGAATATCGCCAGCTTGACACTATGAAAGAATTGGATTTGATGGGAGTTATAAGATTCTATGAGTTATGATCAAGAAAGAAAAGCTATTTTTGAAGAATTGATTTCAGCAATAAAGCAAATTGATAAAGAGTATCCTTGTGTAGGAGCAAAAGGCAAAGATGGAATCGGCGTTCAATTAGCCCGTGAAGCAACAGAACGTTATAATAAAGCATTACGGGCTTTGAAAAAGAAATATGGGAAATAACAGAATAAACCAAATCTGCGGCATAGCGGTAAAGGAGGATAATCCGTGGTCAAAATTACAGACGAACAGCGAAAGATCCTAGAGCCGTTGATCGATAATTTGCAGAGTTTAATTGATATGGACTCCGACGAGGATCTTTTGTTAGCCATAGATGACTTAATTATCGATGAGCTAGACGACGATCAAAACAACCTTTCCGCAAAAGGAATCCAACTTTAGAAGTTATATGACGATATTTTTTATGCAAACGATTAAAGCGCCACCCACGGGACGGCGCTTTTTTCATGCCCAAAATAGGAGGTCCACATGGTATGCCCATATAACCGAAAGAATCAAACCAACATCATACAATGGAAGCAGGAATACAACGAAGATGGTCAGGCGTATTTCTTAACGCAGATATCAAAGGATTCCTTTGAGCTTATGGATTGCAAACGCGAAGAATGCGGCGCATGGCATAACGGTCGCTGTCATTATGCGTCCGTCAGTATGGAAAATGAATAACAAAGCACTTGCCACTTTGGCATGGTGCTTTTTTATTGCAAAAATTGACCGGCCCGACGTCGCAAAACTACGGGCGCGCAGGGGAAGCGACCCCCGAGAACAAAGCGAAGCGCGGGAAAGGATTTGCATGGACAGAAAATTTTTGGAAACCCTTGGGCTGGAAAAGGAAACCATCGATAAGGTGCTGGACGAGGCGTCGAAAGACATCGGCAAGCAGAAAGCAGTGACCGACGCCAAAGCGGAAGAACTGAAAAACGCCAATGCAACGATCCAACAGCTGCAGGAAGCGGCAAAACAGTTTGACGGCGTGGACGTGGCCGCATTGCAGCAGCAGATCACCGACCTGCAAGCCAAATATGAAACCGACACCAAAGCCATCAAGCGGGACGCCGCTTTGAAGCTGGCAATCGGCGGAAGGGTCCATGACCCCAGCGACGTGATCCGGCTGCTGGACACGGACAAGCTGGAACTGGACGACGACGGAAACTTAAAAGGCAGCATTGACGACCTTTTAAAGCCCATCAAGGAAAGCAAGCCTTACCTCTTTGTGGAGGACAAGGGCAGCACCCCGCCACCGGTAAAGGGCACAAAGCCCGCCGAAACCGGAACCGGGAATCCTCCGAAAACCTATACGCAAGAGGAATTGGGGAAAATGTCTATGGCGGAATACCGGGAATACCGGGAATCCCAGGGCAATTTCCCGAAGAACTAAAAAGGAGATGTAAAACATTATGGCAAACAGCTTTTTGACCCCCGACGTGATCGCGCGCGAGGCGCTAATCGTACTGGAAAACAACCTGATCATGGCAAACCTGGTCCACCGCGATTATTCCAACGAATTCGTTAACGTGGGCGACACCATCACCGTGAGAAAGCCCGCGTCCTTTGTGGCGAACAACTTCACCGGCTCCATTATCCGGCAGGACGCCA